CCGCGAAGGTCGGAGAGACGGTGGCGTTGTACTTCGACGCCCAGTTGAGGATGGAGCGGAGTTGCCCGCAGATGGTGGTTATGGACGATGCTTTCAGTCCGTTCTGCTGACAGAAGGCTATGAAGTAGCCCCAGAAGATGTCGGTAATCTGGACGGGGACAAGGGTCATCCGGTAAGCCTTCTCCAGCTTGTCAAGGTTGTAGATAAGCGAGCCGAGCGACTCTTTGTAGTTGGGGTGGATTTTGGACTTTGCGTTGGCGCAAATGCGGATTACTTCCATGAGAGAGCAATCCTTTAAGTCAAGGACGAATGGATTACGAAGCGATTGCTCCAGATAGGCGCGGAAATCTGCGGTTATAAAGCCCGCACGAGCTGGAAACGAGTTGGAAATAGATGAAGCGAACATATTTATAAATTTAAGTTTTTATTATTATGAGATACCAAGACAGCACATCAATCGCGAATAGTGTTGCCGAGGGCGGTGTGACGGCGACGACCGTTGCGATACTCCAAAAAACCGTATTGTCGATGATCCCTTTTTTGATTCCGGCCATCCCGCTGATTGTCCTTGACCTGCACTTCGGGATAAAGGCCGCCAGGCATCGTTACAAACGATACCACCGTGAGCAGGACAGGGTGACATTCTCCAGGGCGCTGAAGGGGACGGTCGGTAAGGTGTTCGAGTACATCTGCTGGCTCATCATCGCGTCTTCCATGTCCGTCGCGTTCGAGGAGGAATGGATCGAATGGGGAACGCTGGCCATCGTATTCGTGAACGAAATCGGCTCCATCATCGGGAATTACCTCTGCACAAAGGATATCGAGTTCTCGCTGCTTGGTTTCCTGAAGTCGGTAATTGTCTTCGTCGGGCGCTGGGTGGCTGCAAGGATTGGAATCATCGCGGACGATGTGACCTTCGACGGGGTGTTCAAGCCGATGCCGAAGGGTCAGCCGAGGAACGAGAAAGGACAGTTCACCACAAAGAAAAGGGGGAGAAAATGAAGATTCTTATTGACAACGGACACGGAAAGGAAACTCCCGGGAAGCGATCTCCGGACGGGACTCTCATGGAGTATAAGTGGTGCAGAGAGGTCGCACGGATGGTTTGTGACCAGTTCCAGGCCGAGGGGTACGATGCTTCTTTGCTTGTTCCTGAAGAAACGGACATTCCTCTCGCCGAACGGTGCAGGCGGGCAAACAAGTATCCGAAGCGAAGCACAATCCTCATAAGCATCCACAATAACGCTGCAGGAAGCGATGGTAAATGGAGGAATGCCCGTGGTTGGCGGATCTTTACCACTCGCGGAATTACAGAAGCGGACACCCTGGCGGAGTTTATCTGGGAAGAGGCAAAAAATACTTTCAAATCACCACTGACGGTCGGTTCGTATTCAAATCAGCGCCTCGGACACGATTGGGAGAATGACTTCTACATCATCAAGAAGTCATATTGCCCCGCAGTGTTGATTGAAAACTTCTTCCAGGACAACAAGGATGATGTAGCGTATCTTTTAACCGACAAGGGAAAGGCTTCTTGTGCCGAGGTTATCGTCGATGGAGTGAAAGACTATCTTAATAGCATCAAGTGATGTATTATGTGACAACATCGGGCGGCTATCGCATCGGCCCATACGACGATTACGCCTCTGCATACGAGGCGGCGACTATTAACTTTGGAATGGAAGGATGGGAAATCTCGCACACATAGGGACTCTGGGGAGGAGCGTTTTAGTAGTAGTCTTGTTTTCGCTCCTCTCCGGATGCTCCCCGAAGATTGTTGAGAGGGTGGTCACGGTGACGGTCACCGAGGTCCGCGACTCTACTGCCTGGAGGGACACGACGATCTACGTGCCCATCCCACTTGAGTCCGACCAGGCAATCGTCCACGTCGGCGACACATCGCACCGAGAGACGAGCGTGGCGGAGTCGGAAGCCTGGATTGGTAAAGACGGGATGCTCCACCACTCGTTGCGCAACAAGTCTGAGGCCAGGATCGCATACGACTTGAAACTGCCGGAGCATTGGCTTTACACGGGCGTTACTAACACGAAAGAACACGAGCATAGCATCATCAAGGAGGTCAAGGTAGAGAAACCCCTATCTTGGTGGCAGAAGTTCCGTATCCGGGCGTTTTGGTGGCTTCTCGTCGGTATTATTCTAAGTTTTGGATGGATATTTAGAAAACCTCTTATTTATACTCTAAAACTATGGCTGAAATTGTAATAGCGGCTATGCTGCTTTTCACGAACAAGGCATACATAAAGCCGGACGAGATCAGTGTCCAGAAACTTTATGCCGAGAAGATTAAATAATGTCCAAGGCTAAGGTAAAAGTCAAGGTCAAGTCCGTCAGCAGGGGATCCGGCACACTTCTTGCAAGTGTGCCTGTTACTGTTGTTAGGAACGATAACCCGAGCGGGGAAAGGATGTTCCAGACAAGGGCGCAGTTGATAACGCATATTCGTCGTGGCACAAGACCGAAAACCTTTAGACCTCGAAGGGCTCGTTAATAAACTCAGATATGTAACATTGGCAGTACAGCTGATGCCTTTTGTTTATACTGGCTTATATCTCGTTTCCATTTCTGCGTCTTATGTGATGCCGGAAGATTATATTTGGATTCTGGATACGCTCTTCTATGTTTCTCCAGTAATCATCTGCGCTTTTCTTGTTCTGTCAAGGCTTCTCCGACTTTGTAAATGGCACAAGACGGCCTGCGTTCTTCCTTTACTTCCTCAGATCGTATCCTTTATCGACTACTACATTATTGAGCTTACTGAAATAGCCGCCCAAGTTAACATAATATTATTTGGATCAATGGCTGTTCTTTTACTTATTGCTGCATATAATGTCTTTATGAAATAATATGGAAAATGAATATCTAATCGAGTTGCTAGACTTATTTAAGGTCCAGCTGAAAAACGGAAGTTGTACGAAAGAGCAAGAGGACGCGCTTTACCATGCGATTTCTGAGGTCATGCCGGTCGGTGCTACAGTGGAAGACATTTCTGAGCACTTCGGAAAATCCAGGGACGCAGTTCACAGCGTGATCAAGAATAAGATGTTTTCAAAGCCGAAGCGCAATGTAACCCTTTATAATTTCAAAGAATTCTGCAAGAGGATACCATCATCTTGGCGAAAGCATCGCTGATTATCAGTGACATAGTTTAATCTCGCCCATCCCTTCAACGTGGTGGGCTTTTTCGTCAACTTTGTGTCGTGGTAGAACTTTCTATCACGCATGATTTCTAACCTTAAAACTTAGTCAAAATGGCTGACGAAAAAACAATCATCATGCCTGACGGCCAGAACAATGGCGGTTGGGGCAACATTCCTGCAGTCTTGGCTCTGAACGGCCTTGGCTACAACAACTATCCTCCGTATGCTTACAACAACGGCGGTCTCTTCGGCGGATCCGGTTCCGGTTTTGGTGCTGGTATCCTGGGTGGTCTCCTCGGCGGTCTCATCTGGAACGGCATCGGCTTTGGTAACTGGGGTATGAACAGCTGGGGTAACGGTGGCGGTGCTGCTGCGGCTTCTCTCGGTGCCCAGGCTACTGCTATCGGCAATACCGACACCATCCTTCGTGCTATCGACGGAACCGACTCTGATGTTCGCCTTGTTGCGACCACGCTCAACGCCGATGTCAACACCGTGAAGACCAACCTCGCTACCCTGCAGAATGGACTTACCGCTCTGACGGGGCAGACCGGGCTCTCCGCCCAGCAGATCATCAACGCGATCCAGGCCGGCGATGCTAGCCTTGCTAGCCAGCTCTGCCAGTGCTGCTGCGAGATGCGCCAGCTGACTGTCGAGCAGGGCTACCAGAATCAGATTCGCACTCTCGAGCAGACCAACGCTCTCGGAAGCGCAATCAACAACAACGGCCAGCGTACTGTCGACGCCATCGCAGACCTCAAGTCCACGATGATTGATCAGTTCTGCCAGGTCAAGGAACGCGAGATGCAGTCCAAGATTGACACCCAGGCCGACATCATCACTCAGCTCCGCAATGTCGCTGACAACGCTCAGCAGACCAACGCGATTGCCGGCATGATCGCCCCTCTCGCTCGAGAGATTGACGACATCAAGTGCAAGCTCCCGAACACGGTTCCGGTAACTTATCCGAACATCCAGGCCGTGAACAACACACCGAACATCGGCGGGTTCTACGGCGGATTCGGTCCTGGCTTCTACGGCGGCTGGGGCGGCTTCGGTGGAAACATCGTTTTCTAAGGAGGGCGGATTATGGGATGCTTCAACATTACGACGAATAGTCGCGGAATCCCGTATCTGTCCACGACGAATGTCACGGTAACCGACACTACCGTAGATCTTGCGCTTGGTTTCCGCCGCCTCGAACCGATAGGTGAGTTCAATTTGAGAATTGCGAACCAGATCCCTTCGGACGCAACAGCTACACTTCCGATCCGTCTGACGATGTTCGGAACGGCCCGAGACCTTGTCTACTTCAATGGCGACCCTGTCACGGTGGCAGATTTGGATGGGACCGGTGTCATCAAGGTC